CCGGGATTTCTTCTGGTTTTGAAGAGCCTGTCAAAGCCTCAAGTTCTCGTTTCAGTTCATCAAGGGAAGCACTCTCAACGTGAGATACCTGTTGTTCTACCTTCTCCACAGGCTTTAAGCCTGCCCTGTCGAGGAAGTCTTTTATAGCCCCTAGCTTAACTGCGTCAGAGGCAGATTCGTCCATTAATAGATGTAACTTAGCCAATACACCGGGGATAGCGTCAGCCATCATCTCACGGGTCTTTTCGGCTATCTCGTGGGCAAATTGCTTCTTTAGGGAGTATCCCTTCTGTTTGGAGGCTTTCGGTGAGTAGCCTGCCATTTCAGCAGCTTTAGCGGCGTTTCCCGTTAAACAGTAGGATTCTATAAAGGCTTCTTGTTTGTCAGTTCTCATTGGGCTCCCCACTTATCTTTATCTAGGTGATGTCCCAGTAAGCCTGCCACTCTACTCTCTACAAATTTACGGGCTGCTACAGGGTTTAAAGAGCCACCCCCTAGCGTAGTAGCCATATTTTTGGCTATTGCATCACCACCAGCATCTGCCATTGTTATATGCTTTGCCATTTCCTGAAAGGTCGCATTCAAAAATTTAGGTAGGTAACTTGGATCTTCTTCCTGAGCAGTTTGAACAACGGCTGCCGTAGTTGCCTGTGGATTTGCCGACAGTGCATCACTGACATCCCCACCGCCCCAAGTACCCCACTTACCAGCCAGAACCTCTGCGGGTATACCAACCATAGAGCTTATCCGCTCGAATAGCCTTGATACCGTTGGGTCCATCTCCTCATTCATTAGACTAACAACCCCTGCCTATGTCGCATAGGAGGAGGTCTATCTGGACCCCTAGCAGCACCCATTCCGGGCCTCATACCAGCAGGCATCGAGAACTCAGTCTGAGGGTATATAGGACCAGACTCAATAAGAGAATCTACCTGTTCAGCAGGATCAGTGGGTATATTCATCATCTCAGCTAGTTTAGCATCTATCATACGACGAGCATTCATCAGAGCCCGTACATTCGGATCATTCGGGTCCATACTATACCCCCAAGAGCCCCTGTGGGCCCATAGGAGGCATTGGTTGGCCCATAGGAGGACCACCAGCCATAGGCATACCATTAGGCGCTCCCATAGCCTCTGGAGGCATCTGAGCCATCGGGTCCATTGGAGGCGGAGGAAGCATATCCAGGTTCTCTGCACCCGGAGGGCCACCAACAATAGCAGCAATCTCTTGATCGATCATCTGACGAGCCTCTAATAGCTGGTTAAGGCGTTGTTCTTGGCCTCCCGTCTGTACTTGTCCCGTAGCACCCGTCATTCTTGGGTCAAATGGTGGGCCTCCCAGAAAGTCATTTGGGCCTCCCATAGGCGGTATATCTGGTCCGGGTCCGTTTCCCATATAGCCTGCTTCACCGGGATACGGTAGTCTTTCTCCATTTGGTCCTATTGGCATTACATTGTCCTCTATTAGGGTTTATTAATATTCGGTAGATTGCCTCTCCGCTGTGTACATACAATATATTAACGCTAGCGTAAAATAAAAGGGGGGCGGCCCCACGCGCGCGGGCGTGATCGCGCATTATGCGTACGCGCACCCGCTCCTCTCTCGGCAAGGGGAAGGCTCTTATCCGTACCCCCCACGAGAAGGCTTCTAGCCTGCCCCTGTAGCCGTCCATATGCCTGCCCCTTAGCCTGCCCCTGCATAGTCGATCATGCGTCATCACGGGGCTTGTGATTGGTTCTAGTTCGCAAACCTAAACCGTAACCACTTTGATCTGGCGGAGGTGTGGGTGAGGGGAACAAGTATCTATCCGGGGGAAGCCTACAAGCCGTGCACTCAGTGAAGGCGTTAGGCTGTACCCCCTAGGTCAGTACCGGATAGTGGTTAATCAGGACTATATCGGACTGAGTAAGGAATATTCTTTTCACGTATTCGGGGCGATTCTGTCGGGGTATAGAACAATCGAACATTGGTTCAGTATTGGTAGCTTGACACCGATTCTGTCATAACTACACTGCGAGGCCTAAGTTGTAGTGTAACTCCACCCGAGTGAAAGGCCCGGCCCCGATATAAGCGGAAGCGACCCGAAGCATTAGAGGCAGCAAACACCCCCCGGTGCAGTTGACGTAAGGCAAGCGAGTGACGTAGCCCCGTCGGTTCTGAAGCGGCAGCGTGAACGGGGGGAACCTCGGAGTGTCTCACGGTATTAGTAGCCGTGACTGATGAGTAACTACGAAACACTCCACAATAGGAACATGACCATGACAGATTCAAAATGGACTGACGATTTTTCTACGCTTGACCTTATCAAAATGGTTGAGAGTGACATTCATTCTCTGAGCGGTGAGGCCAACGCACGCGACATAAAGCGGTCTATCGCCAGAGATCATGACGGCAACTGTTCAGCAACAAGGGAAGCCTTGGCAGCGATAAGGGCACGCCTCGAATCCGAATAGCATCACTGAAGAGACTTCTATAGTCGAAACTGCCGTGAGGCAGTCTGATGCAGTAAACACTCCACAACCGAGGCTATTATGAAAGCAACTACAGCACAAAAAGTTGAGCAAGCTACACAGTCGTATCTCAGGGTCATCAATGGATCATCAAAAAATGATACTGTTGTGATTCAAGCGTTCTTGGATCGCGGTATTATCGCGACTCCTCGAATTGACGTTTTCAAGTACAATGACTGGCTTTATGTTAAGCACCCGGAAACGGGCAAAGAGAAGCGTCAAGTCCGTAAGGGTGAGGAAAGCGTCAAAGTTCGCACGATGTACGAGGAGAAAAAGAACGGCGTTAAAACTGGCAAAATGAAGCCAGCTACCGCCTGCCTGTTTCATATCTCACAGACTGATCCAGTAGAGGCAGTCTAAGGGTCAATCGGTCAGGGGTTCTAGTGAGCCCCTGCACGATGTATCCTTTCAACTTACCGAGGCAATATCGTGAAGATAATACGAAAATTACTCAGAATTAAGTGGTACACTGGCAATGATTGTCACCATTGTGGCAGACAGATCAGCGAGAACTGGAATCAAGCAACCGTATTTAATGGACGTTTAACACTGAAAACAGTATGCAAACCTTGTCACACTGTACACTTGGAGATAGTGAACAAATGAATCAAGCTGAAATGTTAGAAATCTTTGGGCCGGTCATATCGGTCTATTCAACTGAGCAGGCTATCGAGGACGGCTATTTACACCATCCGTACCCTGAGCGTTGGCCTTGGCTGTTAATCAGTGAGAACGTGGCAAGGGCTTGTGAGAGCGACCCTAACCGCTCGTTCGATCAGGCTTGTGTCCCGCTGTTAATGGACTGCATAATGCAGGCTCAGGCCAAGAAGTTAGGGCCGGACAATGATCTGGCTGAACTGGAACATACCGTAGCTGGCACGGTCTGGATCAGGCCAAATGAAAAAGGCGGTATGACCGTCATGCAACCCAGCGAAAACTAGTCGAAACGGGCTCCGGCCCGTCTGCGTCATTCAGGCGCACTGATGAGACTTAAACAGAGGCAAGCTAATGACATTTGCGATTATTTCAGATCAGCGCATTGCAAGGCTCAATACTGATTTCGGGATCAAACTTGCGGAAAAGTGGTTCCCGAATATGGTTGAGATGCTCCCGCGCTACAAGAGAGGCAAAAACAAGGGCCAGTTGAAAGGCTGTATTACATGGCGCAAGGTCGAAAGAGGCGGTTGGCATGGTGGCCCTATTAAGGGCGGAGCCAGTATCGACAAGCAGCTTCACAGCGAAGGCCCAGTTAATAACCTTGGCTATCCCTCACCCGTAGCAGTTTACGAGGTGCAGGACGGCTCCCGATTCCCTGTACCAGTTAGGACATATATGCACCCTGACTGGGTTCACAACAACCAAGAGGCAAGCTAATGGAAATTACCGTTAAAATAAAGGCTGTATATGGACGCGATTTGGTGTACCCGTTATGCCCGAAAGCTATTTGTTTCGCTAATGTTGCAGGCACTGATACACTAACAGAGTCTGCAATCATGTGGATCAAGAAACTAGGCTATCGGATCAAGGTGCAGTCAACCACAGAACTCTAAGTAAACCTACCAACCAACCAGAAACACCCTGCACAGGCTCAATGAGGGGCTTGTGTGGGGTATTTCAAGGTCTATAAGGAAAACCATGAAAGACAAAGGAATAATCCAGAGAATAGATTATCGGACGGCGGTTGATTTTCTGTTACCCCGTCACTACTCCGGGAGAACCCCGGTTATATCTCACGCTTTTGGCTGGTACATGGACGATGAATTGAAGGCTGTCTGTACATTCGGCAAACCTGCATCGGCATCCCTGTGCCGTGGTATCTGTGGCGAAGAGTATTCTAGCCGGGTCTATGAGTTAAACCGAGTCTGTAGGGTCGATGAATTGGATCAACCACTCAGTTATTTTATATCGGGCTGTCTACGTGAACTGAGTCAGGAAAATCTGATTATCGTATCCTATAGTGACACAGAGATGGAGCATCACGGCTACCTGTACCAAGCCTGCAATTTTATCTACACCGGGGCAACTAAGGCCCGGACAGATAAATATACACCGGGCAACAAGCACAGCAGGCACTATGACAACACCCAGCAGAACGGACTACGCAAGGTTCGATCATCCAAGCACCGTTATGTGTTCTTTGCCATGAGGGACAAAAGACTCAAAAAGCAGGCTAAGGCTAAGATGGCCTACGAAGTCCAACCCTACCCCAAGGGGGAGAATGTTTGGTATGAACTTGGCGACTACTTACAACCCAACATTGTTAGGGGATAGGGTCGATCAGACCCTATTCCGTACCAATTAAGGTGCGATTACCGAGGCTTTAACATGAAGACTGAACCAACCAGAGTGACCACAATTTTAATCGAAGTGGACGAAATGCCCGTGACTATTCATTGCTACGGCGACGACCCTATGCACTGGTCGATTGGGATTGATGAAGACGATAGCATCATATGCCTTCAGAGATTCCGACTCATTGAGAAGGAAGTGACCAGAGTTATAAATGCAATGGCAGCAGTTATCGCCAGCATAAACTCACCGAAAAATCAGGAGTAGCTGTCGGGGTACTTCCCCTTCCTGCTGTACTTTGTCCGGGTCTTCATTGGCCCGGATTTAGTCCGGCTCCACGAATCCCGCTGGGTTAGGTTGCGTTGTCGCCTAGTCCGGCGGGTTGCTTTTTCTATGTCGGAGGCCACAGGAAACCATCTCGGATTGATATACCCAGCTTCTGCAAGGCCATCTCCATTGTAATTTCAGGGGCTCCCTTGTGTAGGTAATACTTACGTTTGAATTCACGGGTTGCCCATTCTTCACTTACCGGGCCACATTGCAGGAGTTCAGTGTAAAACCATTCTTCTGCATCCCACGTACTAAATTTCTTTTTAGGCATAGTGTTGTTTTTTTACAACATGATAGATAATAGGAGACATAAAGAGCCGTAGGAGATCAGGCCCTTGTTGGCACAGCTTGGTACTGCGACAGGTTATCTATCCACCAGTTACAAGGCTGGCCCATACCCAGATCATTATACGATCTCACTTACGATAGTTTGTCCCCGG